ACTATAGAGATTTAATTGATTTTACTATTACCACACTTATTAAAAGACATGGTCATAAAGCAGGTAAAATAGAAAAGATATCTGGATCTACAGAGGAACGAATCCAACAAATATTAAAGTTTACTAATCTTTAACATATTTATAATAAAACCTTATTATAATGAAAAAATCTGAATTAAAAAATTATATTAGAGAAAATATTATCTCTACATTATCTGAAGATACTGAAGCAGAAATTGAAAAAACTAAAGAATTAACTGCCGCTATTAAGGATCTAGAATCAGCTAAAAAAGAAGCTGGTATAGAAGAAGATGCAACACCATTAATGAAAGATTTTACTTATGACTATGAAGATATAGGTCAATTCTATTTAGAAGGATTTGGAAAAAAACATACCCTAAATAATGACCAGTTAAAAATGTTAGGCAAAAAAATCACTGATAATTTATATGGTGGTGATATTGGTAAAGCATATGATGCCGTTGTAAATCCCCATAAAAACCCTTACGATATAAAAGAAAATGCAAATGTGGGTTTAGATGAAATAGAAGAAATGGGGTATAATGCTGCTGATGAAGTTTTTACAATAATAAGAAAATCATACCTTAATTCTCAAATAGATTTTCGTTACTTTCAAAAGGGACTTATGCGAGGGCTCTCTGATATAGCTAGTTCTATGGGTTTAAATGAAAACGAAGATGCAGAACCAACTAAATCCGATATTAAAAAAACTAAAGGTTTAGCTAAAGCAAAAGAAGAACTAGCACTATTAACTCGTGAGATGAAATCATTAGCTAAAAAATATTCTAAAGCCGAAGGTGCTGATAAAGAAAAATTAGTTAAAATCTTAAAAGATAAAACTAAATTAAAAAAGGAACTAGAAAATATCCTAGATAAAAAGAAGATATAATGTCATCAATAGAAAGGTTTTTATATTTTGCCCTAGTATTTTTTGGTGTTTATTATTTAGTTAGTATGTACTCTCCAAATAATGAAGAATATATTACTGAATATAATAATAAGATAGAGGTTTTAAATGATAAAATTAATTCTTTACATAGTATAAATGAGGACCTAACATCAGAAATAGATGTGTTAACTACTCAAATAACACTATTAGACCAAGAAATTAGTAAACAAGATAATAAAATAGTTATATTAAAAAAACAAACAAATGAGAAAGTTAATAATGTTGATTCTTATAGGGATGATGAGCTATACCAGTTTTTCACAGAACGTTATAGACAGCACCTCGATTCAATTAAAAAAACCAATAGTTCGATTAGTAATTAAAGATTTAATAATTGGGGATGGTTTTAAAAAAGAATTAGGTTTAATAACAACTAAATATTCTTTATTAGAAAATAAGATAGTATTAAAAGATAGCGTTATTAGTAATCTTAACTTTCAAATTAATAATTTTGATTCTATATTAAATACTAAAGGATCTCAATTAGAATATACTAAACAATTGAATGATAAGTTAAAGCTTGAAATTAAAAAACAAAAATTAAAAAATAAAATTTTAAGTAGCGCAGGCTTAATAGCAATTGGTGGGGTAATACTTATATTAAAATAACTGCATGTCAGATTTAAAAAAAGTAATACGTCAAGAATATCTAAAATGTGCACAAGACCCTGTGCATTTTATGCGTAAATACTGTTATATACAGCACCCACAAAGAGGTCGCATACAATTCAATTTATACCCATTCCAAGAAAAAGTATTAACGCTAATGCGCGATAATCCTTATTCAATTATTTTAAAATCTAGACAGTTAGGTATATCAACATTATCCGCTGGTTATTCTTTATGGTTAATGATATTCCATAAAGATAAAAATATACTTTGTATTGCAACTAAGCAAGAAACCGCTAAAAATATGGTTACAAAGGTAAAATTTATGTATGAAAATTTACCTTCATGGCTTAAAATAGATGCAGCTGAAAATAACAAATTAACATTACGACTTAATAATGGATCACAAATTAAAGCCACTTCAGCTTCAAGTGATGCAGGTAGATCAGAAGCAGTATCCTTACTATTAATTGATGAAGCAGCTTTTATTGATAATATTGGAGAAATTTGGGCTTCAGCCCAACAAACTTTAGCAACTGGTGGTGGTTGTATTGCATTATCTACACCTTATGGTACAGGTAATTGGTTTCATCAAACATGGGTTAGGGCAGAATCTAGTGAAAATCAATTTTTACCTATTAAATTACCCTGGTTTGTACACCCAGAACGAGACCAAAAATGGAGAGACAATCAAGATGAATTATTAGGTGACCCTAGAATGGCAGCACAAGAGTGTGATTGTGATTTTAGCACATCTGGTGACATTGTATTTTATCCTGAATATATAGATTTTTACGAAAAAACATATGTAAAAGATCCTATGGAAAGAAGAGGTGCAGATCAAAACCTATGGGTTTGGGAATCACCTGATTATACAAGGGATTATGTAATAGTTGCAGATGTTGCTCGTGGTGATGGTAAAGATTATTCAGCGTGTCATGTAATTGATGTAGAAAACAACGTGCAAGTTGCGGAATATAAAGGTCAACTAGGTACAAAAGAATATGGTCATTTATTAGTTGGGTTAGCTACTGAATATAATGAGGCTATGTTAGTAATAGAAAATGCAAATATTGGTTGGGCAACTATACAGGTAGCCTTAGATAGAGCATATCCAAACCTTTATTATTCACGAAAAAGTGATTCCCCAAATGCTAGTTCGTATTTTGATAAATATCAAGATCACTCCAAAATGGTAGCTGGTTTTACAATGTCTTCTAGGACTAGACCTATGGTTATAGGTAAATTTCAAGAATATATTAGTGATAAAGGAGTAACAATACAGTCCAAAAGGTTAATAGAAGAAATGAAAACCTTTATATGGAGAAATAATAGAGCAGAAGCTCAAAGTGGCTATAATGATGACTTAGTAATGTCATTTGGTATGGCTATGTATATCAGAGATACTGCTTTGAAATCAAGACAAAGAGGTTTAGATGGAACTAAAAGTTCATTAAGTAATATGTCAGTTAATAGAACACCTTACCAAGGGGGTTATGGAAGTAGCCAACATGGTAAAAACCCTTATGAACAAAATTTTGGGGGTGGTAAGGAAGATATTAGATGGCTTTTTTAGATTATATTTATAATAATAATAACACATTATGGCTGATAAAAGCGTATTTACAAGATTAAAAAGATTATTTTCAACAGATGTTGTAATAAGAAATGTAGGTGGAAACCAAGTTAAAGTAATTGATAGTGGCAAAATCCAATCTACAGGAGAAATTGCTACTAACTCATTGGCTGATAGGTATAACAGAATTTATTCTACCAGTCCTACTTCATTATATGGTGCTCAGTTCAATATGAACTACCAGTATCTTAGACCACAATTATATTCAGAATATGATTTAATGGATCAAGATGCTATTATTGCTTCTGCTTTAGATGTACTAGCTGATGAATCTACTTTAAAAAATGATATGGGTGAAGTGCTTCAAATTAGAAGTGCTAATGAGGACATACAAAAAATATTATATAATTTATTTTATGATGTATTAAATATTGAATTTAATCTTTGGATGTGGGTTAGACAGATGTGTAAATATGGTGATTTTTTCTTAAAATTAGAAATAGCCGAAAAGTATGGGGTTTATAATGTTATCCCTTATACTGCATACCATATTGAAAGACAAGAAGCATATGATCCAAATAATCCATCTGCTATAAGATATAAATATGCACCTGATGGGATGGATAATTTAAGTTCTGGTATGTATCCTGTACCTGGAGCTGGGGGTGGAAATTTAGAAAATGAAAATGGTATATTTTTTGACAACTATGAAATGGCTCACTTTAGACTCCTTTCAGATGTTAATTATCTTCCCTATGGTAGAGCTTATATTGAGCCCGCTAGAAAATTATACAAACAATATGTTTTAATGGAAGATGCAATGTTAATTCATAGAATTGCACGTGCACCAGAAAAACGAATATTTTATATGAATGTTGGTTCTATCCCTCCAAATGAAATAGAAACGTTTATGCAGAAAACGATTTCCCAACTTAAACGTACACCATTCCAAGATAATAAAACTGGAGAATACAATTTAAAGTACAACCAGATGAATATGTTAGAAGATTTCTACATTCCAATTAGAGGGAATGATGCAACTACTAAGATAGAAACAACACCAGGACTACAATATGATGGTATTCAAGATGTAGAGTATTTAAGAGGTAAATTATTTGCTGCACTTAAAATACCAAAAGCATTTTTAGGGTATGAAGAGGGAGTTGAAGGTAAAGCTACATTAGCCCAACAAGATATTAGATTTGCACGTACTATTGAACGACTACAAAGAATAGTACTATCAGAATTAAATAAAATTGCTTTAGTTCATTTATATACACAAGGATACACAGATGAAACATTAACTAATTTTACATTAGAAATGTCTAGCCCATCAATAGTATTAGAACAAGAAAAAATTGAATTATTAAAATCTAAAACTGAATTAGCTGGTACTATGTTAGAACAAGGTTTAGTACCATCAGATTGGATTTATGATCATGTATATCAATTTAGTGAAGATCAATATGATGAATATAGAGACTTAACTAGAGAAGATGCTAAACGTAAGTTTAGAATGGCACAAATTACAGCGGAAGGTAATGATCCTGTAGAAACAGGTAAATCATATGGTACACCTCATGATTTAGCTTCATTATATGGTAGTGGCAGAATGTACACAGATCCAGGAGCAGTACCAAAACCAGAAGAGTACGCAGCAGATGATCCAAAATTAGGTAGACCAAAAGATACTAATGTAAAACGTAATACACAAGGTGATAATTTTGGTAAAGATAGATTAGGAGTTAAACGTATGAAAGATACAGATAAAAATGATTCTAATTCTATTAAACCTAAATTTAATGGAGGACCATTAGCACTTGAAAGTGCTCGTATAACATATTTAAAAAATAAAGATATGTTTAAAGAATTAAATAAGAAAAAATTAATATTTGAAGAAGATAAAGATAATACTTCACTATTAGATGAAAACCAATTAAAGAAGTAAAATATTTTACATATTTATAATAAATATATTTTTTGATGAAAATAAAACACTCAAAGTACAAAAATACAGGCATATTATTTGAACTGTTAGTACGTCAAATAACCGCTGATACACTTAAAGGTGGTAATTCACCTGCAATAGATATCTTAAAAGAATATTTTGTAAATACTTCTTTAGGTAAAGAATATAAATTATATGAATCTATACTTAAGTCTAAAGTAGTAACTGAAGGTAGAGCTACATTAGTAATTGACACCATATTAGAAGCATCAACTAAATTTAATAGAAAGTCTTTAAAAAAACAAAAGTATAATTTAATTAATGAAATTAAAAAACATTATAATCTAGAATCTTTTTTCGGTTCTAAAGTAACAAATTATAAAGAATTAGCTGCTTTATACACATTAGTAGAAAATATTAATTCAAACTCTATTTCTAACCCTACACAATTGGTAGACAATAAAGTAACTTTATTAGAACACTTAACTAAAAAAGAAGTTACACAAGATTCAAAACAAACAGTATTAGAAGAATTTTCTGAGTATGATAAAGATGTAAGAACTTTAACATATAGAGTATTATTAGAAAAGTTTAATGACAAATATGATTCATTAACTAACGATCAAAAACAAGTACTTAAAGAATATATCAATTCAGTTGACTCAACTCCAGATTTAAGAAATTTCTATAATGTTAAAATTTCTAAATTAAAAAATATTTTAGTTAAAGAAACAAAAAATATTAAAGATAAAGCTACAAAAATTAAAATTATTGAAATATCTAAATTTTTAACTGAATTAAAGAAAACAGATAAAGTTGGGGATAATAATTTAGTTGATTTATTACGTTATTACCAATTAGTAAATGAAATACAAATAGCAAATGGCGTACAAATATAAACTTGGAGAAATAAAAATAGGGGATACAAAAATTAGAAAAGGTGTTAAATCTGTGGTTACAGACATAGACTCTGAAACAGGTGCTATAACTTGGTCTGTTGACTATATTCCTAATTTAACTAAACTAGTTGAAGACTCTATGGAATTAGCTGATACAGCAAAGGGTGTATATCAAAAAGCTAAAGGTGATAAAAAATTCTTAGACATATATGAACAAGCAAAACAACTAAGAAATACAATTCGTACCCATGTTAGAAATAACTACCCAGAAGATTATAAAAAAGCTATTTTTGAAGAAGATGTAGATGAAGTATCTATGTCAGGTGCAGCCGGTGCTTACTTAACGCCATATGCCTTTAGAAAAAAAGGTGCTAAAGCTGATGATGAAGCTTATAAAGAATTAGGGTATACTGTAGTAAAAGAAAAAGCATTACCTGTAGTTAGAAAAAAATTAGCAAAGGTACCAAAAGCAAAAAAAGTAGCATCCAAATATAGAATGAAAATGCCATCAGGACTGGTTAGTACATTAGGGTATACAGTATCTGAAGATGCTACAAAATCAGCAAATATACATAAACAAGGTCAACACCCTGGAGAAGATTTAGGTCCTGGACCAAAAGCAGGAGATGAAGGTGTTACTGATAGTGCTTATACAAAACAATTTAAATATAAATTAGTCCCTAAAAACAAAGATGGTACTTATGTACAGAAAGGTTCAGGAATGATAGTTAAAAATTTATTTTAATATGTATAACCGTAATATTAAAGAACAAGAAGATAAAGCATCTAAATTCCATAGAGAACGTATAGAAGCTTTTGATAAATTAGAAGCTAGATTTGATGATATTAAAAAATCAATTAAATTAGCTAAAATAGAAACAATAAAATATTACAGAGATAATCCAGATAGTTTTTCTGTTGTAATAGGCACAGACATGCTAAACGATTATTTTAACGACATAGAAACATTATTACAATAACAAAATTATGAAACAAACACCAAATCAATTATTCGAACAACTTTCAAAAGAATTTAGTTCTAAAAAAGATAAAGAATTAATTAACGAAGAATTAGGTCAAGTAGTAACTTTAAAACCCATCAATACTATTGAGGCAAGTGCTAAAGAACCATTTTGGACTAAATTTGAAAATTTTCTAGCAGAAGGTGGAACTTTAGATCCTCTTGTTAATAATGAAGATAAAGTTAAGTATAACACAAAAGAACAGGACGAAAAAATTAAAGCTGACCCTAAATTAAAGTTCGAAATGGATGATAAATTAGGTGGTTCTTATAAAGTATCTGATGCTGTAGAAAATATTGATTCTCATAATTACGATTATGATCCTAGAGTAGAGAATATTAATAACGTTAATGCTCAAGAAGTATTAAGTGGTGTTCAATTAGAAATTAATTACAATAAAGAATTATCTTTAGATGAAGCAATGGAATTAGCTGTTAAAAACTTAGCTAAAGACCCATTACATTATGTAAAAGAAGGACAATTTGGAGTTCAAGGTTTAGGATATAAAGAAGCTAAACAACAACAAAGCGATGGCGAAAGTTATGGTGGTAGTGGATTTAGTACTAAATTAAAAGATGGTGGTGATTCTATGGAATTAGTAAAAGAATCTAAAGAATTAGTTTTAGAGGCATTTGGACAAGT